TTTCAACTTTAAGAGCAAATTCATTACCAGCAAATGAGTGTGCAGTTGTGTTACACCCTAAAATCGCTTACGATCTAAAATCTGGCTTAACTAACACTTTTGCTGGTCTTGACACAGAAAACTCTAATGAAGCATTAAGATCAGGTTTCGTTGGAACTTTAGCTGGTATGCCAATATTTGAAACTTCAAATATGGTTAATACTGGTACTGCTGGGGACTACAAAGGTGGTGCTATGCACAAAGACGCATTAGCAATCGCTATGATGCAAGATGTTAAAATCGAAACTCAAAGAGATGCTTCTCTAAGAGCAGATGAAATTGTAGCAACTTCTGTATATGGTGTTGGAGAAATCCATGACACTTACGGAATTGAATTACATTACGATTCATCTATCCAATAGTAGATAATTTGTGAGGGGGAGAAATCCCCCTTGCATTTAATAAGGAGAAACAATGATAAAATTAGTACTATCAAATGAAAAAATGATTACTCTGAAAAGAGGAAACAAAACAATCACTAGAAGTGAATTAGATTATGAAACTAATAAAGTGATGTATGATTTTAGAGGTTTTAAACCTGTTCAAGATGTTGTAAAAGAAACAAAGGTAGAACAACCTAAAAAGAAAAAAGTTGTGAGGAAGAAAAAAAATGTACGAACTGATTTGGAGAAAGATAAGAAAGAATTGGAAGTGGCTGTACAGAAAGACATGGAATAATCTTCTGTTTATAGCACCTATTGTAACTATAATTCTTTTTTTAATTTATTGGGGTAAATAATGGCTAACTATACTGGTGCAGATGTTATAACTGCAAGTGATGTAACTAAATATCAACCTGATGCGTTTGAATTTGGTTTAGCATCTGGCTCTACTGAAGTATTAAACTTCCTTGCTCAAACAACTAACGATATTTTAAGACAATTAAGAATAGAATGGTGGCCTGTATATAAGACTAATGTATTTACAGATATTACAGTTCTTAATACTGCTGAGATGGTTAATACTAAAGTTAATTTAGATCAGTTTGAACGGGCTGGTGTTTATTTATTTCTTGGAAGATTCTATTTACCAGCATTAACTAAATTTAGACCAGAAACAGAAAAAGATAGATTTGAAAGAATGGCTGAATATTACATGAGCCAATATAATATGGAATGGAGAATGATATTAGAAGATGGTGTTGAATATGATGTAGATTCTTCAGGAACTATTGTATCAAACGAGAGAGAACCTTTACATGGATTTAGAAGATTGACTAGATAATGGCTATATCTGTCAAAGTAACTTCCAATCAAAAACAAGTATCTAAAAAATTTAAAAGACTACAATCTGTCTTACCAAGAATAATTGATAAAGGAGTTAAACAAGCTGGATTTCAATTATTAGATATAATTAGAACTAAAACACAAAAAGGTATTGATTTTAATGATAGACCTTTTGCACCATACTCTGAGGGTTATCTTAAAAAATTAAATAAAGAGGGTAAAAAAACAGCAGTTGATTTATTTTATACTGGAAGAATGTTAGGCTCATTAACACCAGCTAGTTCTGTTAAAAAAACAGGAAGACATAAGGTTTCAGTTAATTTCACAAATTCACAAATGAGGCAAAGAGCATTATTTAACCAAGTATTGAATGACCCTAAAAGAGAATTTTTTGGCTTTAATAATAGAACAGAAAAGATTATAAACAAACAATTCAACAGATTTGTAGAAAAAGAATTAAAGAAATTTAGAATATGAGTGTAAGAGAAGATATAGCATCAGAATTATTATCTACTATTTCAGCGATTAGTAGCCCAGCAATTAAGAAAGCTACTAGACAGCCATTTATATTAGACGAATTATCTGAACAACAATATCCAGCAGTAATAGTACAAACATCTGAAGAAAATAGAGATGATGCTGAATTAGGTTCTGGTGCTAGAACTAGAACAGGTACTATTGACTTTGTAATCTTAGGTTTTGTTAAAGGTGCAGAGGCCAATATAGATACTAAAAGAAATGAATTAATAACAGCTATTGAAACTGCAATAGAAAGTGATATTACTCGAAATGGTAACGCACTTGATTCGGAAGTTATCCAAGTAGAAACTGACGAGGGTAGTTTATTTCCAGTTGGTGGAATAAGAATGACGATTAGGTGTATGTACGAATATCAAGCTGGAACACCATAGGAGATAAAACATGAGTGAAAAATTATTAAATAAGATACTTAAAAAAGTAGATCAAATAGAAAAGATGCACGATAAGGAGTCTATACTTTGTGAAGAAGTAAAAGACTTAATTGAAGAAATCAAAGAAAACTCTTTAGAAGACGATAGTAAATCTTGGGAAGAAGAAGATGTATCTGATGAGTTTGAAGAAGATTTTGAAGAAGATGAAGAAGATATTGACGAAGAAGACGATAAATTGTAAAAAGCACTATGGCTAAAGATGTTAAATTATATAAAGGTAATTCAGAAATAGTTATTAATGAAACAAACCTTGAACATTATTTAAGACTAGGCTATAAGCAAGAAAAAGAAACTAAACAAAAATCTAACAAGGATAAAAAGACATGGCAACACATCACGGAAAAGAAGGAGTTGTAACAGTTGGTGGAACTGAAATGGGCGAAGTTACTTCGTTCACTTTAGAAACTACTGGAGATGTTGTAGAAGATACAGCTTTAACTGATGCTACTAAATCATTTGTAGCTGGTAGAACTTCATTCTCAGGAACAATCGAAATGCACTTTGATGAAACTGATACTCAACAAGAAACTTTAACTGCTGGTTCATCTATTTCATTTGTTTTATTACCAGAGGGTAATGCAAGTGGAGATGCAAGTTATTCTGGTACTGGTATTATTACTGGTATGAGTATTAATAACTCAATGGACGCAATCGTTTCAAGAAGTGTAACATTTCAGGGAACTGGTGCTTTAACTGTAGGAACTGTATAATCTAATTTATGAAGATTATAGACAGGGCTAAAACCCATTTTGAAAGTTTAGGTGTTCAATCTATTGAAGTACCTGAATGGAAAGATGAAGATGGTAAGCCAACAGTTATTTATTGGAATCCTATAACCTTATCTGAAAAAAATAAACTTTTCAAAAAATCAGATAATATGTCAGATGTTAGTATCCTTGCTGACATTGTTTTGATGAAAGCACTTGATAAGAATGGCAATAAAGTTTTTACCTTAGAAGATAAACTTGCCTTGATGCACAAAGTTGATTCTGATGTACTCTCCAAAGTCGCAACGGCTATGGTACAAGCAATCAATCCTGAAGAAGTAAAAAAAAACTAAAATCTGAACCTGATTTAAAGAATTTACTTATCGTAGCTGATAGGTTAAAAATAACTTTATCTGAACTTTTAAAAATGGAAGTTTGGGAGTATAATCATTGGATTGGGTATTTATTGCTCGAACAAGAACAACAAAAAGAACAAATGGAAAAGTCAAAGTATAGATAATGGCACAAAATTTAGTATTAAACATTTTAGCTAAAGATAAAACTAGACAAGCCTTATCTGGTGTTCAGGCTGGACTTACTCGTTTAAGATCATCTATATTTTCTATTCAATCTGCATTAGCTGGTATTGGTGGTGCTTTAGTAATTAAATCATTTGTTAATGTTGGAAGATCAGTTGAAGAATTAGGATTAAGATTTAATTTCTTATTTGGCTCTGCAAGAGAGGGTGCTAAAGCATTTGATACATTAGTTAATTTTGCTAGTAGAGTACCTTTTTCTTTAGAAGAAATATCTCAAGCATCTGGTAACTTAGCAGTTGTTTCTAAAGACGCAAAAGAGTTAGAAAAGAATTTAAAAATAGTTGGTAATGTTGCATCTGTAACTGGATTAGATTTTAGAACAACAGCAGAACAAATACAAAGATCATTTGCTGGTGGTATATCTTCAGCAGATATTTTTAGAGAAAGAGGTGTTAGAGCATTATTAGGTTTTCAAGCTGGTGCAACTGTATCTATTGAAGAAACTAGAAAAGCATTTGAAAGAGAATTTGGAGAGGGTGGAAGATTTGCACAAGCAACAGAAGTTTTATCTACTACATTTACTGGTACATTATCAATGCTATCAGATAAAATATTTAAGTTTAAATTAGAAACTAATAGATCAGGTTTCTTTGATTTCTTAAAATCAGGATTAAAAGTAATTAACAATTTAATAGAACAAAATGCAAAAGTCTTTGATGACTTTGCTGATAGACTAGGTAAATCATTAATCAATGCTACTAAAGGAATTATATTAGGCTCTGCTAGAATTATTGATGGAATGAGGCCAATATTTGAATTTATTGGAACAGCTTTATTTGGATTGTTTAAAATATTTGATGCACTACCACCAACAGTAAGAGAAATAGGTTTAATTGGATTCTTAATATTAGGAACTAAAGGAAGATTAGCATTATTAGGTATAGGATATATTCTTGAAAAATTAGGAGTAGATTTAAAAGCTATCAAAGAAAAAATTACTGGCAATAATGATGAAATAGAAAAACAAGGAGAATTAACTTCTAAAGTTAAACACTTCTTTAGTTTAGTTGATGGAGAAGTAATTAAAACAAAAGAAAATCTTGATTTAATGACTTCAAGAATTGAAGAAGCTAATAAACAAGCTAAAGCATTAAATAGTGAATTTGAAAAAACTGCACAAACAGTTTCTGATGGAATTAAAAAACCTTTAGAAGATTTAAAAGATATTGGAAAACAAATTACTAATGTTTTAGATATGGGTATTAAAGGATTCTCAAAAGGAATAGCAGAATCTATTGTTCTTGGTAAAGAATTAAAAGCTACTTTTAAATCTATTGGACAAACATTAGCAGTTACTATTTTGCAAACATTAATAGAAATTATTGCAAGAGAAACAGTTTTATTAGCAATAGAAAAAGCTAAATTAACTTACAAAACAATTAGTGCATCTTTATCTGGTGGACAATCTTTTGGTTCTATATTCCATGCTAGAGCATCAGGTGGTTCAGTTCAAAAAGGACAACCATACATGGTAGGAGAAAGAGGTGCTGAATTATTTATTCCAAACCAATCTGGTCAAATAACTCAATCTGCTAGAGGAACAGGTAATGGTGGTGCAACTACAGTTAATTTCAATATCAATACATTAGACGCATCTGGCTTTGAAGATTTATTAGTTAGATCAAGAGGAACTATAACTTCTATTATTAACAATGCAGTTAATGAAAGAGGAGAGGGAAGTATAATCTAATGGCTGGTGCATTTCCAATATCTACTGCTCAATTCACAAGTTTAGGAATTAAATCAATTCAAAATACTATTATCTCTAAATCTGTATCTGGTAAGAAACTTGCTAGACAAATAGATGGCCAAAGATGGGCTTTTACAATTCAAATTATTACTGCTAAACGATCTGATGTTTATGGCGAACTTATGGCATTTATTGTTAAGCAAAGATCAGGCAAAGAAAACTTTACAATAGTACCACCAGAAATAACAGATGCTAGAGGTACAGCTAGTGGAACTCCTAATGGCACAGCATCTGCTGGGGCTACATCAATTACTTTAGCTGGTACAGGTACAGGCACATTAAAAGCTGGAGATTTTATAAAGTTTGCTTCACATGATAAAGTTTA